ATTATAACTTAATGAGCACAACAATTACAGAAGTACAAGGTACTAACATATCACCTATAACACTTATTGATTTACAATTAGGTGCTAATGTTTATTATCTCAGTAGTAATTGGAAACCTGTAACAGTAGACAGCAATAATTACACAGAACTAGGTGCTTTCTTAAGTGTAAGCAATATAGATGACAATCTAAAATACAATGCCAATGATCTAAGTTTAACATTAAGTGGTATTCCAAGTGGACAAAACTATCTACAAGAAATATTAGAAAATCCTGTAAAAGGTGGTAATGTTGTGTTAAAAAGAGCATTTGTAGATACCAGCACATACGAACTCACAGGCAATATATACACAAGATTTAAAGGTGTTATAACCAATTACAAAATAGATGAACAAGTAAATGTATTGAGTAAACAAATGGACTATGCTGTTACTGTAACACTTGCAAGTCAATTAACAGTACTCAGTAACAAGATATCAGGACAAAGAACAAATCCTGAAGACCGAAAAAGACTATTCCCCGCAGACAGAAGTTTCAACCGTATACCCATACTATACAATACCAGTTTCGACTTTGGTAAAGAATATGTATCAGGTGGTGGCTACGGCGGAGGCGGAGGCGGCGGAGGCCGTGGAGGTGGCGGTGGCGGTGGTAACCGTGGCCGTAGTAAAAGAGCACAAGAAAGATAATATAGATTTATAGGATGAAAAGATATGATAAAACAAGCAGAAGTAAAAGATTTTAAGAACATAAAAAAGATGTTTGTCAACTTTGCCAATAGTGCGCCAGTTGATTACTTACATAATCCACATTATGATGAGGATTATATAGATCAAGTATTCTATACAGTAATGAAACAAGGTGTGTTATTGTATGCAGAACAAAAAGGCAAACCAGCAGGATTCTTTATAGCCATGCCTGCTGGAGATATATGGTTGCCTCAATTACCACCTGTACTTAGAGAAGCCGCATGGTGGGTTGAACCAGAGTTTAGAGATGGTGCTATAGGTGGTAAATTATTCTTAAAGTATTTAAATATAGCAAAAGCAATGAAAGAAGTAGGTAAAATACAAGGATACACAATGACATTAATGGAGCAATCGCCGGACATCAAAATAGAAAAATATGGCTTTAGGCCAATAGAAACAATTTATTATTCAGGGTAGGAGTAACAGGTGGCAGTATTTACAGCAATAGGAACAGCAATAGCAACAGCAATAGGTGGCGCATTGGTCACAGCAACAGGACTTACACTATTAGGTAGTGTTGTAGCAGGTGTTATTGCGGCAGGCTTGGCATTCGGTACAGCAAAACTTTTAGGAGTATTTGATGTGCCAGATGTAGGAGCAGGCAGAGCCAACGGCAGTAAAGTGCAAGTAGCACCGAGTACTGACAACAGGATCGGTGTGGCTTATGGCCGTAATTTTATGAGTGGACCGATTACAGATGTGGCTATAACAAATCAAAACAACACTATGCAATATTGTATCACACTCAGTGAATTAAGTGACGGCCATGATGTAGGTACTTACACACTTAATCAGATCTTTTGGGGTGATAGAAAACTAAACTTCTCAGGAGCAAATGTAGTCAGTTATACAGATCCAAATGCCACAACCACAGAAGATTGGTCAAACAAAATCCGTATAAGAGTATATGCTGGTGATACTACCAGTGCTAAACAGATATTCCCAACATCAGGTGCTGTAAATGCCACAACAATGATGACACATTGGAATGTGCTTGGACCAACTCATTACACAATGGAAGGATTAGTATTTGCAATGATTGAAGTAGATTATGATGCAGAAAATGGTCTTACAGGACTAGGTAGCATGACATTTGATATTACTAATAGCAAAGACAATCCAGGTGAAGTATTGTTTGATTACTTAAAATCAAGTCGATACGGTGCTGGATTAGCCAATAGTGATATAGACATAACAAGTATACTAGGCACAGCAAATACACAGATGAAAGGTTATTGTGATGAACAAATTACTTATACACCTAACACTGGTGGTAGTGCCACTATAGACAGATATCAAATCAATGGTTATTTGAGTACTTTCGATAGTTGTATGGATAACATAGATAAAATATGTAGAAATGCCGCAACATACTTTACATTTGATGGAAAGCAAGGCAAATTTGCGGCTATTCCAAACAGACCATATAGTAGTAGTGAATTAAGTTCAGCATTTGTTCTCAATGATGACAATATAGTTAGTAAGATATCTGTTAGTAGTACAGAATTATATCAACAACTTAATAGTATAACAGTAGAGTTTGCTGATCAAAACAGAAAAGATCAAACAAATACCATATTAGTAGAAACACCAAGTGGAGATAGAAACACAGGCGAACCAGATAATAATTTAGATTACAGAGCAGAGTTGGTTAACAATAATATACATGCAGAACAACTAGGAAACATTGATCTAAATCAAAGTAGAAAAGGTATGGTCGTAGAATGCACCAGTGATTTCTCAGGACTACAAATAGACGCCGGTGATGTTGTAAAACTAACTAATAGTGATTATGGATTTAGTGACAAGTTATTTCGTGTAATGAAAAACACAGAAGCATTAGGTCAAGATGGTATGATATTGTGTAATTTATTGCTGTTAGAGTATGACGCAAGTGTATACACAGAACCAACTATAATAGAAAGTGATGTAGAAGATGATCCAACTGGTATAATTTCTAATCCTCCATCTGATGCACCTCCACCTCCAAGTGTATACAAACACTTTTATGAAGGTGTCTCACAAAAAAGCACAACAGGCTCAGGCACAGGTGCTAAATTTGACATACAAAAAGATTTTGTAAATTTAACCTATTTTGTACCAGCAGTATCAGGTGGTAGTTATTTGGCAAATGGTGGTAGTGGTTATAACAATGGTGATAATGTCACAGTATCAGGTTCTGTATTAGGTGGTCTAGATGGACTACATGATTGTACATTCACGGTAGAAACAACATTACAACCAGTAGGATATTTCCAAACTGCAAATGTTGTAAGTGGTACAGCCTTCATATATGGCGGTGGTGGAAATAGAAAACAAATTGATGGTGAAAGCATGGGTGATTTAGCCGCAGGAACACAGATAACTGCAACACCAGAAGATAAAACAGATCTAAATGCTGGAACAACATATCAGGATTTACAAGATGCACCAGTAGATGTTGACTTAAGAGAAGTAGATAGTGGTGAATACACAATTAACAATAACGCAAAACCAGTAGGAAGTCATCAAGGTATAACCACAGCAGATTATGGTTATGGTGTACAAGCAGATGTAACTTATGCTAATGGTGAAACACAAGCCAATGTGGTAGACAGCAGAACCACATATTCAGATCGTTCAGAACAACCAGATACAGTAAATAGTCCAACAAAATTCACAGTCACAGATCAAATGGCAAGTATTGCAATAAGACTGGTAGGATATAACACCTCTAACCAAACAGCAGGCACCAATCAAAGAGGTTTTGAGAATATGAAACTGGATATACAGAGAATTAGAAATGGAGATCAATTCTAATGAAACAGGTTATTCTTTATAATAAAGTCACAGGAAAAATAATTTATTCCAGTCTAACAACCAATGATCGTATGTTAGCAAAAACACTTAGCAGAGATAGTAATTTAGCATACATAGAAGGTTCTGTAGCACAAAACAAATATCAAGTAAATGTAAGTGTAGAACCACATGTTATAGAAGAAAAACCGCCAGTGGCTATATATGTCCCAGGATGGATAAGAGATAAAAGACATAATTTACTAAAAGGCACAGACTGGACGGTAGGTGCTGACTCTCCATTAAGTGATGCCAAAAAAGCAGAATGGCAAGCATATAGACAAGCACTTAGAGATTTGCCAGACACATACGCAGATGAAACGGATATTGCAAACGTCATTTGGCCATCAGAACCCAGTTAATTCGATAAATATACAAGTAATAAAAATGGCTATATTGCCTCAGTGATATAGCAATACCCTTCAGGAGTAGTTATGTCAGGTAGAGTTTTATCTTTTAAATCTTACATTGGCGGAGCAGACAACGTACAGATGTTGGAAATGTTCCCGTCAAGTCAAAGTCAATTCACATACGATTACGGTTTTGATGTATCAACGTATACATTCGATGCCGATTATCAAACCATAGTAGTTGATACATTAACATATGATCGTGTTTCAGGCGATCCAAATTTTACAGAGTCTAATGTAGTAGGCAGTTTTGGTACTAACACCACTATAGATAGTAGTTTTATTGATACCACTACAGCCGCAAGTGGAACTGTCAAATTCACAATACCAAGTCAACGGTACACAGGTAATATCATACCTGATGCCAGAGCAAATGTACCTATTACAGTAG